TCAGCCAATTCCCACTTCAGACAGTTGGGTCTATCTGGTGCAGTATACGGCCGGAGCCGAAGGATGGAACTGCATAAGCACCGATACCATCGTGTTCTACTCGCAAAATTACTCTTACAAAATTATGAAGCAGTCTGCCGGAAGAACTGATAGGCTAAATACGCCTTTCAAAGAACTGTATTACTATCACTTGAAATCCAGATCCGCTATCGATTTGGCGATCAGCCGTGCTTTGAGTGAGAAACGGAATTTCAATGAAACCAAGTACGTAAACAGTTATTCCAAAAGAACTGCTTAGTCAGGAGGATACCAATGATTAAACTGGATGTCCAAGAATACTGTCATGGGTGTGCCAATTTTACGGCTGATGTGAAGGAACCGGAAAAATATTATGCCGGCTTCGATATTATCGAAATGACAGATACTCTTGTTCGCTGTGAACATCGCAAATTATGCGAAAACCTAGTTCGATATTTGAGAAAGCAGGTGGATCTTGATGAAAAATCCGAAAATCAATGAAAGCTTGATTATTGGCGTTGATTTCTCCAAACGAGATGACGGTGTGCTTATTGTTGGCCGCCAAAAGAATGGAGATGTCACAATCATTAACGCTTTTCAAGGTAAGGAAGCCTTTGATATTTATAAAAAGCTGATTACAGTCAAGAAAGGAGGCGGCAACGATGGGTCTGTCAAGACTAGCGGAACAATGCCGAAAATGCCCGTTTAAAGATAACTGCAAAAACAAACGAATAGAAGCACTCGGATATTTGCCGGAGCCGATTGTAGCTGAAGCAGGTGCGTCGTCTGCTGCTGAATTGACTCAACCGATTCTTCGAGAGACTGTAAATACGATTATTGACGGCAAAGTTGTCAAAGTGTATAAGGACGAGATTGAGAAGCAGCTTTATAAAGAGTTATATTCTCATCTAGGTCTTCAGTTTGGAGGTTAATTATGGAAAGCAATAACAAAAATAGTCTTGGATATGAAGTCGGACAAGCTTTGGCTTTTGTAATTGGAGTTTGTATTGCGGCTATTTTAGTCGCTTTGACTGTGAAACTTATCCTGTGGATTTTGTGATGCTCACAACCGAAAGGAGAAAAACATGAACGAGCAAATTATAGCCGTTGACTTCGATGGCACCCTTTGCGAAAACAAATGGCCGGAAATCGGAGAGCCAAATACTAATCTTATTGGTTATCTCATTGAGATGCGGAAATCATTTGGCGCTAAGATTATTCTATGGACTTGCCGCGTTGGAGAAATGCTTGATAAAGCTGTGAACTGGTGCTCGGAACACAGACTTGAGTTTGATGCGGTCAATGAAAATCTTCCTCACATCGTTGAACGTTTTGGCAGTGACACGCGAAAGATATTTGCGAATGTGTATATTGATGATCGAAATTTCTGGTATAATGACAAAAAGGTTTTATATCTTTGCGATGGTGGACAGTGCGAGATTTGTTCAAATGAATGTAATCATACAACTGACATTGACCATGCTAAAAACTTCAATAAGAAATTTGGCTTGTATGTAGAAAAGGAGGAATAAAAAAACAATGATGTTTAAATTAGAACAGATTGGCGAAACACATACTGATGAAACTACTAATTTTAAAGTTGTTTTAGACAAGCCGTATACAGTTTCGAGTTTTATTGATACGGTTCTAAAAAACACGTCCGATTGGGGATATATAGGTATTAAAAACCAAAATTCATTTTTTGGAGATCCTTCTTGTGAATATAGATACGGAAAACTTCTATCTGCTATGCCTCAAGAATATTTAAATCGTGAAATCAAGGAGGTAACATCAAGCGGTGGTTGGACGCGTATGGATTATATTTTAACTCTTAAGTAGTTCTCAAGGAGGTAAAACATGATTAAAATTGAAAATTCCGAAGTTATGGGCTGGGAACACGCTATTCGTGGTATGCGCAACCCGATGAACTCTTGGGAGAAGAGTGATAGCGACTATCGAAAATATCTAAGCCAAAAATGCGACGAATGCGGTAAATACAACGTTCCCGACGAAAATAGTTGTGATGGATGTTGGGTTGATAATTACAAATTTCCATATAAGGGCTTTATAGTTGGCCCCAATGATTTCGATTTAATGACTCGTCTTCGTAACGCCGGAACTGACCATCGAAAATTCATGCGGATGATTGTAGTTTATCTCGATATTACTGCTCCGCTGTACTGGTGGAAAGAATTTGATACCTACAAGGTGGGAACAGTAGTTAATTCCTGCTCTACCATGCATAAAATTGCGGATAAGGAGTTTATGTTGGAGGATTTTGGTCACGAGCATCTCATTGATTATGATTTATATTCTTGTGATGAGGTTGACGGACCTGTAATCGATGGCGCTCCCCACGTTGGGTGTGGTGGGGTTCAGTTACTTAATCTAACAATTAACGTTCTCAACTATTACAGGAATAAGTACCTTGAGACCAAAGACAAGAAATACTGGTGGCAGATGATCCAACTTCTTCCCTCTTCTTACAACCAGAAACGAACAGTCATGCTCAACTATGAGGTTCTGGCCAATATTCATAAGAGCCGGCGGAACCATAAGCTTAATGAGTGGCATACATTCTGCGACTGGATTGAAGAGCTGCCGTACAGTGAGATTATTACGGGTTATGAGGAGGAGAAAAACGAATAATGAAGAATCTAGTGATATTTTCAGCCGAAGAACTGTACGAGTTAATTCACGACAATCCTGTTGTTGATAAAAATTCTGACACTATTTATATGAGTACAGACTGCTATGAAAACGGTGGTTACAAAAACTTGGCAGATGAGGCTTAACTGTACGAAAAACGCATCTCCTATTGTGAAAGGAGGTAATGCTATGAATTATTTTCTAGCAGTGAATGACAGGCAACTCGGCACTTGTTTGAGAATGCTGTTTGCTGAAGGAATTCAAGGAATTGTTCAAGTTGTGCTAAATGACAAGAACAAGATTGAATTTCATATCAGCATTGCAGCAGACGATAATTTGCTCGAGAGCCTGAAGGAACGCTATACGATTCTAATTTCGTAAGCTACTCGATTTCAAAGGTAAAGGGGCCTGACAAGCCCTTTTACTTTTATGCTTTTTGTGATAAAATATACTTGTAGATGAGGAGGCGGTGCCCGTGAAAGTTAAATCTAAAATGGTTTGTCCTGTTCGTCAGAAAGATGGAACATGGACAACTGTTATTAAAGAATTTGAAGAAGACATACCGGATCTCGGACGAGAAGAACTCATTTGCAATAAATGCGGACGACCAGATTATCCGAAATGTAAGGAAACAGTTTGCAAAGCTTGGATGTATCATAAAGCAAAGAAAAGGGCTGAGGATTAAACCTCGGCTCTTATTTTTGCGCTGAAAGGAGATAAAAATGAGTGATTACGGTGTAAAAGAAACCCAGTGTACACGCTGCGGACACAGAGAAGTATGCTCTCTGAAAACAGAATTTCTCGAAGCTCAGAAGGCAATTGATGAAGTATATGTAAGTCGCCCTTGCGAAGATGGCAAAAAAGTAGGCATGATTCGCATCCGTGATATAAAATACATTGAGCCAGTCGAACTTCACTGCAAACACTACATATCCAACACAGGAGTGAACATCAGATGACGGATAACAAAAAGAGAGGCAGACCGAAAGCTATAAATCCGAGAAGTAAGCAGTATCGTATTCGTCTAACAGACGATGAATGCGAAGCCCTAAAAACTATCGCCAAAAAGCATAATCTTTCTGTAAGCAAACTTATTCGTACCCAAATAATTGAAGGTGAATATCAGATGACAATTAACGAGTACCAGAAAGCCGCCTACCGTACTGCCAATCAATCCCTGACCGACTCTCAACAGCTCCAAAATGGACTCATGGGCCTTAATGGCGAGTCTGGAGAGTGCATTGATATTTTGAAAAAGTATCTCTTTCAAGGACATGATCTCGATAAAGCTCACATCGCCAAAGAGCTTGGGGACGTGGCTTGGTATCTTGCGGTGAGCGCACAGGCTCTCGGTTTTGATTTGGAAACGATTTTGCAGATGAACGTGGAGAAGCTAAAAGCGCGTTATCCTCATGGATTCAACGCCGGACACAGCCAACACCGTTCTTCTGGTGATATTTAAGGAGGACATCATGTGGAGCAAAGAAACAATTAAAAACAAAATTTACGCCCTGGTGCTTATCGGCATCGGGGTTCTTTCTATTTTCCCGGAAAACGACGCCACTGCTTGTATGTTCTTTTGCATAATCGGGGTACCTTTGTTCTTCGCTAAGGAAAACTGGATTATGAATGGAGGAGGTTCCGATTATGTATACGAAAAAAGCCGGAGGGAAAGTGTACGGAGCGCATCTGACTGCCGCCGAAAAGAAAGCGATGGATATCGAAATCCGCAGACAGCTCGCAGAGTACGATCTCAAACACGCTAACGAACTTGACGCCATGATCTTATGGCATTTGCATGAGGAATTTGGTTTCGGGCCGAAGCGTCTGAAGCAGTTCTATGACACTTTTGCCGTAAGATTGAACGAACTGATTAAACATTATGAGATGACTGATTCTGATATAGTTTGGCTGTGTACGTACAAGCTGAAACAATACGGAATCGACATTGAAGAATGGAACAAACAAAGGAGGGACTGATGGGTATCGCTAATCGTGAAAACAATCCCCGAAAGAATTCGGAGGGATATTCTGATCCAACGGCTTTCGAGGCTTTGCGGAACATTGATAAGGAAGACGAAAGATTTCACAGACTGCTTCATACATTATTTTATATCTGTGAGCTTGCTGATTTCCAAATCGAAGGCCGTATTGTGTTGATTGACAAACAGACCGGACGGGTTTGGAGATGAGAAAAACGTCCGTACACTCTTTGAAAATCTGCAAAATTGTGGCCACTTTTATTTTTAAGAAAGTGGGCTTTGACCAATTTTGGGGAAATTTTGGAGCTTGTACGGACGAAAAATCTCATTTTTGGCCAAAAAAAGTGGGCAAAAGCCCGGTTTTGCGAACCAAAAGTGGGCAGAAAAAATCGGGTGCATTTTCTGAAAACAGCACTTTTTTGGCCATTTTTGGCCATTTTTGGCCGATTTGCGCAAATTAGGTGTTGAAAAACCACTAAAAAGCCCACTTGCCCACTTTTATTTCTTATTTAATTGCGATAAAAAGTTTTAATAAATATATAAATAGGGCGAGAAAAGTGGGCATTTGACCAAAAGCCAAAATACATAGCACAAGTCGATGGAAATGTCAAGACTTTTTACCGAAAGTTCTTTCTTTTTCTTTCAGACTGTGCTATACTATAAGCGCCACACAATCTAATATGTTCAAGTCGTTTAGGGAAAACTGCTTTGGTAAAAAGTGTTTTCTCTCTTTACTCATTTCATTTGTCCCTTTGCGGCTTGATTGAGATTGTGTGGCAACAATGAGGGTTGACACTTTTTCAGTGCGTCTCTCGTTGTGGGGGCGCACTTTTTTAATGCCCTCGGAAAGGATGGGATAATGAGATGAGAAAGTTCTTGGCAGCGTGCATGGCGATTGTCATGATATTTACGATTGCAGGTTGCAGTTCAGAGGGGCATGAAGGAGAAGCTAAAACTCCATCGGGTTCCAGTATTCAAAAAGGCAAGGATTATCAAAAAGTAGTTGACGAATTTGAAAGTAGTGGTTTCACAAACATCAAACTTGAAAAACTTGACGACCTTGTTACCGGTTGGCTTACAAAAGACGGTGAGGTTGAATCTGTTTCCGTAGATGGCGATACTGGATACTCTGCTGATACTTGGTATCCGGCTGATGCCGAGGTCGTAATCACATATCACACATTCCCGGAAAAAGAAACTTCTGAAACAGATAGCGAATTCGTTTCAACCGAAGAGCCTGCTGTTGATATTTTGACAGTAGATAATTCTCCAGAATTGGCAGCAATGCTTTCTCTTAAAGCAGATATGGATCAATCGTATGCCGATTTTGCAGAGGCTTATAAGAATCAGGTTATTGAGTTTGATGGCTGTATTACCTATCTTACAAACCACGATAATTACGACACCCGATACGATTTGCTAATCAGTGCTGGAGACTATGTGGATGAAAATACTGCAAACCCTGGTCCAACTTTTAAGTTTAAGGATGTTGGGGTATATGATTTAGGAGACGGACTTACGCTTGCTGATTATATCAAAGTCGGCAGCAATGTAAGAATACAGGCTAAAGTGCGGAGCTACAATTCTGATACCGGTCTCTTTGAACTTGACCCAGTAAGTGTAGAAGCTCGATAACAAACAACTTTATATTTGACCGAGATGCTTAAACGGTGTCTCGGCCTTTTTTTTATGTCTTTTTCCGCCGCGCGAAAAATACATTCCCTTTTATGAAGAGAGGAGTAAAAAAGCTATTTTTAAGAATAGACATTCTCTTTTCAGTTTTGAAAAAACTACATGAAAGGAGGCTCATTTGCCAATGCTCGAAAGTCAATTTCAATCGAAGCTCATTAAGGAGCTTAAGAAACTTTTTCCGGGTTGCATCGTGATGAAAAGCGACTCTGGATATTTACAGGGCATTCCTGATCTGCTTATTCTGTTCAATGACAAATGGGCTGCTCTGGAATGTAAACAACACGCTGGCGCAAAAAAGCAACCGAACCAAGAATATTATGTGGGCAAGATGGATGAGATGTCTTTTTCCAGATTTATTTGCCCTGAGAACAAGGAGGAAGTGCTGCATGATCTTCAACAATCATTCCAATCTTGAAGGGCAACACGCTTTTCTTGGTGCCAGCAAGTATCATTGGATTAACTATGATGAAACAAAAGTAGCCGATGCTTATTCAAAGTTTTTGGCCACACAGCGAGGAACCGTTCTACATGACTTTGCATGTCAATGTATCACTTTGGGGCAAAAACTCCCTAAGTCACAGAAAACATTGAACATGTATGTCAATGACGCAATTAGTTTTCGTTTGGTGCCTAAACAGATTCTTTTTTATTCAGAAAATTGCTTTGGCACCGCCGATACGATTGTGTTTCGGAATGGTACGCTTCGTATTCACGATTTGAAGACCGGTGTCGTGCCGGCGCACATGGAGCAGCTTGAAATATACGCTGCTCTTTTTTGTTTGGAATACAAGGTGAAACCATCGGAAATCGAGATGGAACTTCGTCTGTATCAGAACAATGAAATTCTATATCACACGCCTACTGCCGAAGATATTGTTCCAATCATGGACAAGATTATTACTTTCGACAAGGTTATTAGAAAAATCAGAGAACAGGAGGGTTAAACCATGAGTCTCACGGATGATATTTTAATGCATTACGGTATGCCCAGAAGGTCTGGTCGTTATCCTTGGGGTTCGGGTGATAACCCTTATCAGCACAGCGGTGATTTTCTCTCTCGTGTGGAAGAACTGAAAAAGTCTAATTTCACCTTTACAGATAAAGATGGAAAAACTTACACAGGAGAAGTGGCCATTGCAAAATCTATGGGCTTGAGTACAACCCAATTTCGTACCCAGATGAGCCTTGCAAAGGACGAACGCCGTTCTTCTGATGTCGCTACGGCTAAGGCTCTTCGTGCTAAGGGTTATAGTTTGAATGAAATCGCTGACAAGATGGGCTTTGCTAACGATTCTTCGGTTCGCTCACTTTTGAATGAGAGTTCCGAAGCTCGTATGAATCAGGCAAAGCAGACCGCTGAATTTCTGAAAAAACAGATTTCGGAAAAAGGCATGATCGATGTCGGAACCGGAGTCGAAAGAGAGCTTGGTATTTCGAAAGAGAAAATGAACCAGGCTCTTTATATTTTGGAAATGGAAGGCTATCACATCTATGGCGGCGGTGTCCCTCAGGTAACAAACCCGGGTAAGCAAACAAACATCAAGGTTCTCTGCCCTCCAGGAACAGAGCATAAAGAGATTTATAATTTTGAGAATGTTCATTCTGTCAGAGACTATGTGTCTCATGATGACGGCGAGACTTTCGATAAGTTCGTCTATCCCAAAAGCATGGATTCAAGTCGCTTGAAAATCCGTTATGCAGAAGACGGCGGAATTCAGAAAGATGGTGTCATTGAAATTCGTCGCGGTGTAGATGACTTGTCTCTTGGTGATTCCCATTATGCTCAGGTTCGCATTCTGGTGGATGGTAATAGATATTTGAAAGGAATGGCTGTCTATTCTGATGATCTTCCTGATGGCGTGGATGTAATGTTCAATACTAATAAGAAAAAAGGCACCCCGACATCGGATGTTCTGAAGAAGGTCAAGGATGACCCTGACAATCCGTTTGGTTCACTTATCAAAGCCGGTGGGCAGAGCTATTACATCGATGCTGATGGCAAACGACAGCTTTCCCTTATCAATAAGCGTGCCGAAGAGGGCGACTGGGGTGAATGGGCGGATAAACTCCCCTCCCAGTTTCTTTCTAAGCAGAGTTTGAGTCTGGTCAATAAACAGCTGAACTTGGCGGCATCTGATAAAATGGCTGAATTTGATGAAATCTGTTCACTGACAAATCCGACGGTCAAAAAATCATTACTGAAATCCTTTGCGGATGATTGTGACTCTGCTGCTGTGCACCTTCAGGCAGCTGCTCTTCCTCGTCAGAAATATCAGGTGATTCTACCTATCACTTCGATGAAAGACAATGAAGTGTATGCTCCGAATTATAAGAATGGTGAAACAGTAGCTCTGGTTCGTTATCCGCATGGCGGAACTTTTGAGATTCCTATCTTGACAGTGAATAACAAGCAGGCAGAGGCTCGCAGAATCCTTGGTAACACCCCTAAAGATGCCATCGGTATTAACAGTAAGGTTGCAGAACGGCTTTCAGGTGCTGACTTTGATGGTGATACTGTCATGGTCATCCCCTGTAACTCTGGTAAAAGCAAGGTCAAGATTACTTCCACTCCTCCTCTGAAGGGGCTTGAAGGATTTGACCCAAAATTGGAGTATGGTGGAAAACCTGCTGGCACTTTCAAGCCTATGAAGAACACACAGAAAGAGATGGGTGTCATTTCTAATCTGATTACCGACATGACTTTGAAGGGAGCTACGCAGGATGAGCTTGCAAGAGCAGTTCGTCATAGCATGGTAGTTATTGATGCCGAAAAACACAAGCTGGACTACAAGCAAAGTGAGATCGACAATGGCATCAGCTCTTTGAAAAAGAAGTATCAGGGTACAGTTGATGAGGATGGAAGATACCATGAGGGTGCTTCGACTCTGATTTCCCGTGCTAAGTCTGAGACTTCCATTATCAAGAGGCAAGGTAGCCCAAAAATCGACGAAAAAACTGGTGAATACATATGGAAAGATGTAGATGACCCTGTTTACGTTGATAAGCGAACTGGCAAGGTCAAAGAGCGTACTCAGCCCAGCACTAAGATGGCTGAAGCAAAGGATGCCTATACCCTGGTATCTGAAGCTGATACCCCCGTGGAGCGTGCTTATGCTAACTATGCTAATAAGATGAAAGCCCTGGGCAACCAGGCTCGTCTTGAGATCCTATCCACCGGAAAAGTACCCTACTCTGCCACTGCAAAAGAGACCTATCAAGCTGAGGTCGACTCTCTAAATGCAAAACTTAATGTGGCTTTGAAGAATGCTCCCAGAGAAAGACAGGCTCAGACCATGGCTAATGCAGTAGTGGCTGCTAAAAAGCAGGATAACCCGGATATGACAAAGGGCGAACTCAAGAAAGCAAGCCAGCAGGCGCTTACTCAGGCTCGTGCCTCTGTTGGCGCAAAGCGAGAAACCATTAAAATTACAGACCGTGAATGGGAAGCAATTCAAGCTGGTGCTATTAGTGAGAACAAGCTCGCCCAAATCATCGACAATGTGGACATTGACAGTCTTAGACAGCGCGCAACACCGAGAGCAACAACAACTCTCAGCACTGCAAAGCAGAATAAGATTGCTTCAATGAATGCTTCTGGCTACAGCACATCGGAAATTGCTGAAGCTCTTGGTGTTTCAACAAGCACAGTGTCTAATTACTTGAATTGAAAGGAGTGACTGGTATGAATGGTTCTTGTGCCCTTACCACATTTGACAACCCTTATAATCCATTTGAACAGTTCTCCGATTGGTTCCTGTTCGATGTAGAAAAGGGTTACAACACTTGCGCTTATCTCGATCGAATTGCTCACACTTCTGACCAATTCTCTGAAGAAGAGAACAATCAAGAGATTGAAAGAGCGATTGACGAGATCATTCGTTACGACTTCATGAACATTTACAAGAAAGTTAAGAGAACGAAAACAACAAAAGCAGACAAGGCTTGAACTATAGGTTGAGGTCTAATGCTCTTTGAATAAAGTTTTTGTTTTCTTCTCTGAAAACATTTGAACTTGAAGTCAATACAAACAAATAACCACTTGATCTGCACTGCTGCCACAGGGCTTAAAGACATGGGGAGGGGGTCTCCAAAATCACACCCCCTACCTCAT